AAAAGCTCATCGGTCAGCCTTATTGTCTAGCTTGTCTTCAATCCGACGGAGGTGCATCATCACCTCGTCAAACTTCTTGTCGATGGCATTGAACTTTTCTTCTCCGTAATCCAGCTTCGTCTCAAGGATTGCGAGACGATTGCTCAACTGCGTCCACACACCGACAAGGCCAAAGACGCCTGCGATGATTGTGAGAAGCGTGTCAAAGCCGAAGTTCATGTCCATCGACAGAAGCCTTTACCAAGGAAGCGCAGGATGCACGACAGGCGGGTTGATCTGGTTGGCGATCTGCTGTGCAACATTAGCTTCAGCAGCCTCAACAGCTTCTTCGCCCAGAGCGTCCTTAACCCAGCCAATCACTTGCGCTTCTGTCAAAGACGCATAGGGGACGAAAGGCGCGGACGGATCGAGCGTAACGCCCTGTGAGCCGTAGACGCTGCCAGCGTGTTCGCCGTCAACGCCATCGAGACGCCAGTGAACGCCAAAGACAACATCTTCGTGACCTTCAGCTTCGGGATATGCGTCCAACTGGACGACTGACCATGTATTTACAACTGCCATTTTACTTTCCTTCAAGTTCGGCCACGCGGGCGCGGAGTGATTGTAGTTCTTTAACAAGCATTGGGACGAGTTTCGAGTAGTCTACACCAAGAAACTCTCCATCTGCTGGCTTTCCAACTGCTTCAGGAGCAACTTCAAGAAGTTCTTGAGCGACCATGCCATAACGCTGGTGAGAGCCGTCAACCTTCCAATCAAACTGGCGCACTTTAATAGCATCAATAAGGTTTGATGCGTCATCCGCATCAGCGATATTTTCTTTAAGGCGAGCATCAGAAGATGTTGCATAAGTTGTAAGGGTGGCTGTCCAGTAGATGCTACCAGCAACTGTTCCTGAGCTATTTTCAAACGCAATGCCATAGCCTGCGTCACTTCCAGTTCTAAAAGCACCAACGCCGCCAGCGGCAGTTCTTCTAACGCAAAATGGCAGTGCTGACGTTTCAACAAACATTTTTGCGCTATTATAATTGCTCGTCGTCCCCACAAGCAGATTACCGCTGCTGTCGAGGCGCATCCGTTCGGTGTAGCTTTCAGAGCCAACCGCGCCTGTGTAAGTGTAGAAAGCCGTTCCAGCACCGCCGGGAGCGAGGATCAAACCACCCCCGCCGCTGGTGCTTGCTAACTGAATACCAGCATCAGCCGTTCCGCCAGCGACAATCTGGGCGTTCGGGCTTCCGGGGCTTGTTGTGACACCCACAAGCAGATTACCGCTGCTGTCGATACGCATACGCTCTGTGCCAGCAGGCGAGAACGAAATCGGTATACCTGTGTTACTTTCGACAGTGAAAGTCGCGGCTGTAGCAACAAGGCGACCGCGCATGGTGTCAGCTTGAGCAAGGTCAAGGATTGCGCCGCTTGTGGCGTTGTTGATCTCTAATGCTGTGTAACCGGAAATGCTTGTAGGCGAACTTGTCCCAATTCCGACGTTGCCGCTGCTGCTGATACGGGCGCGTTCTGTGCCGCCGACACCGAAAGAAGTAAAGTTGGCCGCGGCAGTGTCGTTATTGTTGATGGCAAAACCACTGCTAATCAGCTTGGCGAAGTCAACGCTTGTGTTTCCGGTATTAGCAAGGTTGCGGACAATCTGCCGCCAAACGATGCCGCCGCCGTTGGTGACGTTGTAATAGTCAAAGTAGGAGTAAGCGGCCTGATCCTGCTGGATTTGGAACTTTACACTCGGCGTTGCGCCAATCCCGACGTTCGTTCCATCATCATACACAATCGACGCGGAGACAGTGTTGCTGTCAGACGCCTTCGCCAGATAGTTGGCGGTCATCGTTCCGTCGATCTTGGCGTTAAGTTGCGTCTGAATAGCGGATGTTACGCCATCGAGATAACCAATTTCGGTATCAGAAACAGTCCCGATTGACGTTGTGGACGGGAGAACAACAGTCCCCGTAAACGTCGGGCCTGCCGTTGGAGCCTTCGCATTAAGCTGCGTCTGGATGTTTGAGGAAACAGTGTCCAGATAGCTAAGTTCCGTGGGGCTGATTGTCGCGCCATTGGCGGACACGTTGCCAGCAACAGTCAGAACCTTGCCAGTGCCGACGTTTACGCCAACGCTCGTGCCTGTGCCGTCTGCTTTGAACAGCGCATCAATGGTATCAAGGTCGGTATTGAGTTTCGTCCCCCAAGTGTCGGCGGATGCGCCAACTTCAGGTTTCGTCAATCCAAGGTTTGTTGTGGTTGTATCAGCCATTTAAGTCCTCACGCAGCTTGCTGCCATATTTCCGCTGTATCAGAAATTGGCGTCCATGTCTCGTTTGTTGTTGACTGCGGTGTCCAAGTTTCCGCAATCGCTTCGACGGGTGTCCAAGTCTCAGATGTGTCACTCGCAGGCGTCCACGTTTCCGGCGTTACAGGCTCCGGCTCCCACTTCTTCGTGGCGTTAATCGTGACGCTAGATTGCGCGTTGCAAGTTACAGATGTCGGTGTCTTGCGAACAACGGACACGCTTGTCGATGAGACGGCGTTCGTTGTGATGCTGACAAGGAACACGCCTTGCAGTGACACAGTAACGCTAGAGACGGCGTTAGAGGCGCAAGAGGCGAATTGAACACGGGTCGCCGCCACAGATACGCTAGACGTTGCTGTCGAAGCCACGGCGGCGTTCTGGATGCGGTTAACAGAGACAGACGCGCTTGATGTGGCGTTAGACGTAATTGCCGCAAGGTTAATCTTCTGCGCGGTTACAGTCGTCGAGGATGTTGCTGTATCGGAGACAGCGGCCAGCAGGATGCGTTGCGCGGAGACGGCAGCACTAGACGCGGCATTTACAGTGATAGACGCCTCTTTAGGGTCTATTCCGTAATTACCGCGTCCGTATAGACCGCTGCCGTAGCCAGCCATCTACTTAGTCCAGATTGATGTCGAAGTCGCCCGCGGGAATACGGAGAACGTCGCCGCTTGCAATCGTCTTGCTCGCGGTCAACGCGCCATAGGCCATAAGGTTCCCACCAGAAACGGCGTCATAGATCGCAGCATAGGTTACTGTTCCCCATGATGCAGTCGCAGTCGGAAACTCAACGGCTGCCGTGTTAGACGCCTGATTGGCCGTTACTGTGAACGCAATCGTTTGACGCGCATAAGAGCCGCCAGAGACTTCCGTTCCCGTGCCACCTTCGCCCGGATCAGACGTAAACAGGCCGACATACAAAGTTGAAGGCGCGGTATAAGCCGTTGCGCCGAAAACATGGAGGAGAACCTTGTTCTCAAGATAATTGGAAAAACTCATCCGAATGTCCTCACGCGGGGTTTAAGTTTAGATGAACCGATACGAGCGCGCTCGTCGGCGATGCGCATGTCTTCTGCTAGCTTCTCATATAGAGAAGTCCAAATGCCAGTGCGTTCATCTTCCTTCAAGTACGGCGCGGACTGGGCCAGCGTTGCATACAAGTAGATGTCCGGGCTTTCGGTCAGAAGCCAGTTAGTCGGCGCTGCATCAGACAATGCGGGCAGCTTGGCGTAGTAAAGAAGTTCCGCGTCGTAAGATCCGTCGGGCTGCGGCAGAACTTCGAATTGCTGGCCAATGGTCGTGAAGAACATCGGCTGCCCGCCAGCGCTGTACACTTGGCTATCTTCAAGAAGCTGTTCCGGCGTGACGTAAACCAGCGGCGTGATTGGGTTTGTGTTCAACTGAAACCGGATCGTTTCTTTCCAGTCAGAAGGAACAGCAAAGTACGGCGTATCCATAGTTGCGGTCGCCCGCGTCACCATCTTGCGGTGACGGATTTGGCGGCTCATCTGCGCTTCAGCAAGCGAGATAAAGTTCGGAATAGCAGATGTCAGATCAGACCGATTGAGCCAATCGGCGACTGCGGTCTTCAACTCTGAATACGTCGTAATCGCCATTAAACAGTCCCCGGCCTTGTGCGGAAGTAGCGGTTGTCAGGATCGTTCAACCACTTCTTCATGCGCTCTTGGTCTTTCGTAATACCTTGACGCTCAAGTTCATAATACACTGAAAGCGGGATCGTGCCAACCTTTGTCCACTCACCCCAGCGTTCCGGCGCATCGTTAAATTCTTGTTTGTTGCTCTCAATAATCGCCGAGACATCTTGCTCTTTAGAGATGATGGCTTCGTCTTTGTCGGCGTCGTAATTGTAGAAAGTCTTGATGCCTGTGAAGGCGTCGTCATTGATAAGGCGCTTACTCATTTAACGTGGCTCCATGTCCTGCCAGTCCTAACGCCACGAATGCAGTTTTCGCTCAGGCGCAATTCCCTCGCAATGCTTGCGGCATTTTTATCGCTTTGCCTTATATACCTAACAAGGTCATCATTCAACTTCGCCTTTCCATTGCTGGTTCCTTTTGGCGCAACAGTGCGTTTTCGGCCCTTTGCAATCATATCCGCCGTATTTTCTCTAAACGTCCCTACAGATAAATGATCTGGGTTTACGCAGGATGGAGTGTCGCAAGAGTGCATTACGACTAAGCCGTCTGGTATTTGGCCTTTGTGCATCTCATAAGATACCCTGTGAGCCGCTAAAGTCCTACTTCCCTTTCCGGCTTCTTGGATTATGCCATATCCATTGGGTCGTTTATTTCCGGTCCAAATCCAGCAATCACTTGTCTTCTGAACTTTTCTGAAAAATCTATCTCTCAAGGAGCCTCGTGGTCGATTTTCGCAAAACGAAGCATCTGATCTCCGCGCAGACATATAATGAGTTGAGCAATACCCGCGGGCCATTAATGGGCGATTACAATCTTTAATTGAGCATTCAGACATAAAAAACTCCCGGTGCAGGAGTTATTCCATACACCGGGAGCTTGTTAGTTGTAAAGTCTTTATTAGCTCGTGGTGAGATCTGCAACGATCCCGTGCGCAGCCTGATTGTTGACCTTCAGGCCGTACTCGACAAGGAGGAGAGCCTTCTCGGCGTCGCCCGTCTTGGCAAGGTCGATCTTCTGGATCGGACGCAGAACCGCCAACGATGCGTAATCGGGATCGACAATGAAGCCGTCACGGTCACGCTGGAAGCGGTTAGGAACGATGTTGACCGTACCAAAGTCAGACACATAAACGTCGGCAGCGCCGATGATCTGTGCCTGCTGGCCAGCCGGAACGTCACGATAACGGGTCGCAATGCCGGTGAAGGCAGAAGCGGCCGTCTTGTTGAACGGGCCAACCATCAACATCTTGGGCGTGCCACCCGATGTCCAGACGCTCTGGATAACGCCCTTCAACAGCGTTTCCGTGAAAGCGCGCTGCGTACCATCGGTACGAGCAGCCGTCGGGGTCGAGCCAACCGTCGGGTTAGCACCGCCAGAACCGAACGACGTGTTCGAGGTCAACCAAGCAGGCAGACCAGCGGTACGACGAGCGGTCGTGGTGTTACCAGCAACAGAAGCTTGGTTGGCAAGCAGGGCGCTTTCCATGTCACGCTTCAGTTCCGAACCCAGCTTGGCAAGCTGGTAGGTCATTTCGTTACGACGACCAGCCTTATCGACTGCTTCGAGCGTACCGGAGATCACGACGTTCTTCGTGCTGATCTGCGTGTAGTTACCAACGCGGCTGGTCGGCGTAACAGCAGTGAACGAAGAAATGTCGTCACCTTCGAGCGCGGCGTTCGACGAAGAGGCAGCAGCCAAAGCGTCCGTCTGCCATTCGAAGTAGGTGTTCTTAACGCTCTCGCGGCCGATGTTCGAAATGAACGGCGTTTCTTCCGGCGAGATGTTATAGATGACGTTCGACAGGTCTTCACGAATACCGATAGCGGAGTACCGGGTAAAAGTATTTGCTACAATAGCCATTAGTTCACATCCTTGTTAAATGAGTTTGTCCAACAGGGCCGCCGCATCTGCGACACGGCCAGTACGCGCAAGGCGCTGGGACGCTTTCTTTACGTCGGAGGAACGTGTGTTGACTTGAGTACCGGAAGAACCGGGGCGAACGATCCGGGCAACCTTCTTTGGCTGTGCCTTCACTTTCTCCACTTTCTTCTGACCCTTATCAAACATCATAGCTTTGCGAAGGATTGAGACGTGAGTGGCTTGGACAAGTGCGCTTAGGTCGCGTTCACTAAACCCGTTGTTCAAAGCCCATTCACGAAGTTCCTTAGCTTCGCTTTGCATCGTACCTTCGTCTTTCCATTCAGGAATGACATCCGGTAACTTGGCGCGTTCTGCCTGAACAAACTCGGACAAAGCCCGTTGTTGATCGTTGGCCGTTTCCTCTGCAACTCGCTTCTGCTCAGCCTCAATCGCTTGAAGTTTTGCAGCGCGCTCTTGATGAGATTTGCGCCAGTGCCGTTCCAACCGCGCCGCCTCAATGGGGTCTTCGTTATAAAGATTATCCCAATCAGGCTCAGCCTCGGACTGCACCTCAAGTTGTGCCTTAAGCACGGGGAGCAGTTCCGCGTATTGAGCGCGTTCCATACGGATCGCTTCGGCTTCGCCTTGGAACGACTTACGTTCTTCCGCTAACGCCTGAGTTTTCCGCGTGTAATCCGAATAACGAGAATAACCTTTCCGAAGTTCGTCAAGGGTGACTTCCAATTCTTTGCCATCATCTTTTACCTTGATGACTAGATCGTCGGGAAGTTCCTGTTCGATGACCTCTTCAGTGTCGTCTTCTTCATCCGGGTCGGACTGTTCGTATTCATCTTCTTCCGAGTATTCCTCGGCTTCAGTTTCTTCCGCGTCGTCCTGAGCCTCTTCAGGCTCTTGCGCCTCGGCCTCGTCTTGGGTGTCCTCAATGGGGCCAAGCAGTTGGTCGATGGCTAGTGTTGCTTCGTGGAGGCCGATCCCAGCACTGGGGTTGCCGACTTGTTCCGTCATATAGCACCTTCTTTATTAAATGTTAACTCCTCGACTTGGCGATTAGGCCGTCATCAAGAATTGCCTGTAGGCGGGCTTTCAAACGCTCAAGTCCTTTGAGCGTGTGAAACATGTCAGAGCGTGCGTCATGGTCGGCCGGGGATGACAAGCGCCACTCTTCAAAGATGTCTCTTTCCACTTCGGCAAATGCCTCCTTGAGAATATCATCCTCAAGAAGGCGCTTTGCGTGGTTAGCTTTTGTGATAGGGTCCATTAGATCAACGGCACATACTGGGGGTTAACCATTGCGCTGGCCGGTCCAGTTGTAGTGGGAGCCACTACATTAGACTGCGGCGCGAAGAACAACGCTTCCGGCCCGAAGCCATACCGCTCATAGTCAGCGATGGTCGGGTTCAGTTGTCGGCTTGGCCCTGTCGGCATACCGCCAGCGCCCATGCCCGGTCCAAACGGCGAGACATACGGCACTGCCGTACCTTCGCCACCACCGCCGCCCAATAGTCCGGCTCCCGCACTACCGACTAAACTCGCCAATTGCAGATAATCTACAAGGTTCATGTTCGCGGTAAGTCGGTCGAGTAGGCTTTTTTGTTCCGGCCCCATCGCAACGTCTTTAAGCAACGTCTCAGTCGGCGTAAACTTTTCAAGTGGAGCCACATCGGGGATTAATGGGGGAACAACGGGAACTTGCGTTCCTGTCGGGGCTGTTGCTACAATCTCTGGTCCGGCTTCAGGTGCTTGTTCTTGGGGCGTTGCCTGTGTTGGCTGGGTAACTGCTTCAGCCACAGGCGCAGCAACAGCCGCCGGAACCGCCATTGTTAGGGGATTGGCGGTTGCGATAATTTCGGGCAACTGATCTATTCCCGGTGTTTGCGTTTGGATTTGATCCAAAAGATTTGGCCGGGCAGAACTTGCGATGGCGTTAGAAAGTGTGGGCGCAGTAAACCCGCTAACTGCGCCAGAAAGTAAATTTGGCGCTGCCGATTTAATTGCACTCACAACTATCTCATCAGCCGCCTGCTTCACTGCCTCATTGGCTACTGACTGCCCTGTTGCGTTAGCAATATTCGAAGCGACGGCTTGGGTTGCTTCAGATACACCGGGGATTTTTGTAAGCGCATAACCAAGAAACTTGTCCGCGCCAGTTACTTTTAGCGTTCCAGCCGTCGCCCCCGAAATAGCCGCAGATTTAAGGATGTCACCAATATCGCCGCCAGTATACGCCGTTCCAAGGGCGCTGCCTAAAGCAGAACCCGCAACGGGGCCAAGCGGTGTTAGCGACAACGCAATCGGCAAGCCATACTTCATAATCTCGTCATCAACGCCAGCCGCTTTTGCAAGTGGACCAGCAAGTAACCCAACTGGGCCTCCAACAAGAGCGCCAAGTGCGCCAGTTGCTAGGGTTCCTGCAATCTCGCCAAGGACGTTCTTGTTCTCTTTTTCGTTGGCAGCGATGGAGAAAGTTCCTTCGCCGGGAGCAGCGACTTGGATTTGCCAGTTTGCCTTATTCCCACCGCTTGATGTCAGCGACTTGGCTTTATCAATCGCTTCTTGCGCCGCATCGTATCCGACGCCCTGCGTAATTGTCTCACCAGTTGCCTGATTTACCAAGCGAACCTGAGACTGTGGCGCGATATAAATCTTGTTATCGCCCATCTGCGATGTTGGATTGCCTTTATTGGACAGCGGAGCATCAAATACTTTGTATTCTCCGTTGTAGACGCCACCACCGACGCCAAGTCCGCCAATTGAGCCTAGAAGACCCATATTTAGCTGCGACGGATCAAAGTTCGCAATCTGAGCAATTTCATCATCACTCAAACCAATCGCCTTCAAGGCTTCGATGTCAACTGCCATTACATCATTCCTTCTGGCGGAAGTTCGGGCTGCGGCTGCATTTCCTGCATCGGCATTTGTGCTTCTTGAGCAGCCTGTGCCATCTGTGCATTCTGCGCGGCCTGTGCAGCTTGCACCGAAGCACGATCCATTTCGCCCTGCTGGCGCAGGAACTCACGGTCACGCTGCATCAACGCTTCGATGGTGGCAGTGTTAACCTGTGTGCCGTACTTGGCTTCAATCTCGGCTGCCTTAATCATAAGATCAGCGTCGAGTTTGTCGCGCTCACGGTCGTCCTTGCGCAGCATCTCTTCGCGCTGCAACTCAAGTTCGGCTGCCTTCTTCTGGATGTCAGCACGGATCGCTTCCATCTGCACCTGAGACAACATCTCTTCTGGCGTTGGCTGCGGCGGTGCGGGCGGAGGCGGAGGCGGCATCATGGCGGGGTCGTTGAAGAACACGGTCGGGTCTTTGTACCCAGCAAGCGCCATCATCTGGGCCAGCGTGTTGTAGTAACCCTGCATATTCACCAGCGGAGCGCCCGTCTGCATGAGCATCTCTTGCTTGGCGGCGACTTGACCCAAGAACGCCATCTTCTCTTCGTTGCTGCCAGTGCCAAGAGCGACATTGACCACAACGTCCATGCTTGCGTCCCACACACGCGGGTCAATCGGCACAAACTTATTGTTCAGACGCACCATGCGGGCGGCATCTTGATTTTTAGTGATAAGCTGCATCGACTTCTTGAACAGGTTCTTCATACCCGTCTCGGCGAAGATGCGGCAAATCAGTTCAATGTGCTGAGCCGCAGCCGTGATCGTTGCGGCAACCGCAGCGCGGGTCGAGGACTGAAGCGCGTTCGCATCCAGACCAGCCGCAGCCTTGGAGATACCCGTGCGGTTCTCACGAATTTCATCCATGTACTGCAACATCGGGAAGGCTTGCTGCCCGACGAACGGAATAGTGAACGGCTGCACCATACCCGGTGCGCGCATACGGACGATACCGCCAACTTCGGTGTTCATCACGTCTTCGAGGTTGACTTGGCCTTCGACAACACCCGTGCGTGGGTGGATCGACTGGGCCAAGCTGTCCAGCGTGTTGCGCAGGATGTTCGACTTGATAAGCTGAATGTCCATCGTCACGTCGGCGATAGACATACCGAAGAATGTGTGCGGCTCAGGATCGGGGCAGAAGTCCACGAACGGGATAAAGTCGCAGGGTTCGTAATGAAGAAGTTTATTCGCCGAACCAGCAACGCAGACGCGGCAAAGTTCCGCGATCCCGTCACCGTCCATGTCAACGTACACATAGCCCTCGATGTAGAGAACCTTGCGTGACGGAATGTCGGTGCGGCCAGTGATCTGGACAAATGCTTGCGGGTTACGGTCGAAAGTTTCTTGGTTGCCCTCAAAATCGTCAAGCGTTTCAAAGCCAAGGTTCTCGACTTCATCAAAGTCGTAGCCCATCGCCACAAGATCAGACACGGTGACGTAGCGACGGTGCGCCACAAATTCGGCTGTCTCGATAGAACGCGCACGGCGGTCGATCAGAAACTCTTCGGGCGGAACAGACTGGACGCGCAAGCGGCCCTTCTCAACCGTGCGGACGACGGTGCAGTCGTACACCGCGGGCTGGGTCTGGCCCATCATGCCCATCGGCGTTTCGACCATCATCTCGCCGTAGCTGATCTCTACGTCCTTAACTTCGACGCTAGGATCGGACTGAAGGACTGAGAACGCAGCCTCATCTAGACCGGTAAAGTAGTGGGTCGTGACATCTTTTTCCGTATCCCACCATACTTTCATGATCCCGTTCTTACGGATCAGGGCGTCCTTAAACGTCGAGTAGCATTCGACGAATAGGTTGTTATCCCGCGTCAAGCAGTAGTTTACATAGTCCGTCGCTTGCTGCGCGTTTTCAATATCTTCCGGGCCATTTGGCGCAAACTCAACGACGTTGTTCGCGGCGAAAAAGACTTTCATAATGGACGGCATCATGGCCTGCACGGTATCGCGCACGTCCATCGACATGGCCTGAGAGCGGCCTTCTTCTTCGTTGCCGAAAGGTTCGCCCTTGTAATACTGGCCAGCAAGCGCACGCTCTGGCGAGATCACATCGTCGATATATTCTTGTGCGTCATCAATCTCGGCAATGACGATATTCTGAAGCTGTTCTTCGGTTACAGGCTCTTCTACCTGTTCGTCTTCCATTTCAGGTTCTTCAATGGAAATTTCCGTCCCATCGGGAAGTTCCATTTCAGTTTCTTTGGACATGTCTTCGCTGTCGCCGTTTTCGGAGTTGGCGTTAGGAACCCCGGTATCCTGATACATACCTTGGCTCTTAGCCATCTCGGCCTTGGTCGGCTTACGGTTATTGCGATATGCCATATTTTAGCCTTACTTCTTTTTGGACTTACCAGCCTCAGACAAGGCGATAGCAATAGCTTGTTTACGCGATTTAGCCAAGGGAGCCTTTGCCGGGCCTTTGGGATTTACGCCAGCGTGCAGGGTGCCTCGCTTAAATTCGCCCATGACCTTAGCGACCTTCTTGTCGGCCTTAGTTGGTTTCTTCATTTCTTTTTGCCCTTAGCAGTTTTTGCAGCAGCCTTAAACGCCGCCGCAGTTGGAGCACCCTTCATCCCCGGCTTGCGCATCTTTTCGCCAGAGCCAGCCTTGATCCGCTCCTTCTTGGCGGCAATATTCGCATAAAGGCCCATCTTCATTTTGACTTCCCCTTGTTGCGGGTGGAGATTGCTTTGGCTTTCGACTTCGCGTCTGCTTTAGATGACGCACCCCACGCTTGCAGCGATAGCAAGAGGCGGGTTGGCTTTCCCTTCTCATCGCGCTCCGGTCCGGGCATATTGCCCATGCGTGCTAAGAATGATGCCCTCCGTGGGTTATCACCAGATTTAACAGGAGCCTTCAGATTAGCCCCTTCGGTCTTCTTGAAGTGGCTACGCCCCGCTTCATTGAGGCCGCCCTTCGGGTTCTGATAACGCTTTGCGACCATGCAATCAAACCTATTTCTTTGGCGTATACGCGCCGCGTTCGCTCAAGTACACGATGGCCCGGTAGAGAATATCTGTGCGCTCTCGTGCGTGCCCCAAGACTAAATTACACTTTGAACAAAGTATGCCGCGTACCTCACCCGTCTCATGGTTATGGTCAACGACAACCGATCTCTTCGCTGTATACTCTAATGCGTGGGATATTTCTACCTCACAAATGGCGCAAGTGAAATTCTGGTTAGCGAGGATCGACTGGTACTCATCGGGGCTAAGCCCGTACCGTTGCTTCAGGTTATGATCGCGGTGATAATTCGGCCGGGAGTTTCGGTACTTGCGCTGGATATTGTACAGGCAGGACTTGCACGCTTTTTTGTAATGATAGAAATTATCACTCGGCTTTTCTCGGCCGCATTTAGGGCAAGTCTGTAAATCCAAGGGCAATCTCCCTGTGGATAACTATACCCTAAAGTTTAGGAAAAAGCAAAAAAGAGGGAGGCGGCGTTCAAAACGGTGGAGTTTATTTCCGTTTAGTCGCTATTACCGGCCCAGCCGCGCACATCCCAGTCTGCCCAATGATGCCCGGCAGGAGAGGGAGAGAGAAACCCGCCGGGCATGTTTAATATATCACGTCGCTATTTTATGTCAAACAATGCCGCGTATATTTCGGCGCAGCGCACCTGTCTTATTGGCCATCGCGTATCCGTGCATAATCGTAGACACATCGGTCGCCAGACATAGGCACAACGCGTCCGCCTTATCTGGCGATGGCAGCCCGCGCTTCTTCATGCTTTCCTTACTCTCGACTTGCATCTTACCAGACGAGGTAAAGGTATAACGCGGCGACGCCAACTCGGCGAATAACTGCTCATCCTTCGGGATTTTTACATCACGATTGGCAAGCCACGCTTTACATTTGAACCACAATTCGGCGCGTAGGTTGGCGTAAGTCCCTTTCATCGCGGGGCTTTCCGCCACGTTGATCCCACGCGCTGGCATGCCCAGTTCGCGTAGACGATCCAGAACACCCGCTCCCAACCCGATGCTATCAACCAAAATCTCGACCGGTTGTTCCGAGGGAGGCAGCGCCTCATACTCGGCCACGACTGCGCCGGTAAGCTGCATCAGGTCCAGACCCTTCCAAGTCTGTATCTCTTCAACAACCGGACCTCGGCGTTTGGCAAGCGCGGAAGCATCAGACCCCATACGCGCAACGTCCAAGCCCCACACACTGCGCGTCTGCTTGGCGATCTTGATCTCGCGGTTCATGGCGCTGTCGATCAACTCAACGGGAATGACCGTATCTTCTTCACGCGGCGGGAAGTTGCCTAATACGCGAACGTGGTAAGCGGGGCTGTCTTCCCCATAACGTAGCTGCATCTCTCGGACGAACGCGTCGGATACTCGTGGGCTATCCAGACAGCTAACGTGAAAGGTTTTCCACTCTCCCTTGAGACGATTATGTGTGTCGTAGAAGAGGCCGCTATTCCGTGTAGGGTTCCCAAGAAGTAGCGTGGTCGCGCTATGTCCCGACATAGAACCGGACGCGGCCTCGAACACGCTTTCTGGAATACCAGACGCTTCGTCGGCAACGAGCAGTACGTTGTCGGCGTGGATACCTTGCAGGGCTTCCGGCGTTTCTGCGCGGCTCGTTCTCGCTGAGATAAAGGCTTCACTGGCGGCAGCTTTCAATTCAATGCGGTCGGTCTTTACTTCGACCAAGACTTTAAGAACTTCAGGTAGTTCGTTCACCCATCGCTTCAGTTCCGCGAACATCGCATCGAACAACTGTGCGGATGTCGGCGCGGTCACGACCACCTTCACTGGGTAGCGCGTCAAGAAGTAATGCAGCATGGCCCAACTTGCGGCTGTCGATTTGCCTACACCGTGGCCTGACCTTACGGAGATACGGCGGTTTCCCGCGCTGATCGCTTTAAGAAACTCGATCTGCCACGGGTCTGGCTTGGTTCTCAGGATGTCTCGAACGAAACCAACCGGATCGTCCCTGTACTTCTTTAGAAACTCTAAGAAGAAGTTCGGCTCAGATTTGGTCATTCTTATCTCCCCGGATTACGCGTGCTATTGTTTGATGGCTGACCGTGATACCATGACGCTTTGCTACGATAATAGCAATATCGCGGTAGCTATGACCTTTAACGCGTGCGGCTTTCATCGTGACCATAGCGTCCTGCGCATTTGGCTCTGGATGCAGCTTGGCCTTCCGGCCCACGCCCGACTTCTTAAATCCAAAAGGCACTTTGCCTCCGGCGTATCCCCCGGCTGCGCGTTTGGCGCGCTTCCCGGCTGTGACACGCTCTCGAATACGGCGTCGCTCTTCACCGCTGAACACGGCCATGATCTCGAGCATGAACCGGCCATTCGGATTGGCCTTGTCCATCACATTGCCATACCCGTTGATGATGAGGTTGATGTTCGCTGTGTCCCAGTCGGCGATTACATTAAGGGCATCTCTCGCATCGCGGAACATACGGTCTAGCTTCGATACGATAACCGTGTCGCCCGGCCGGAGGAACGCCAGCTTGCAGCCTTCTTCTCGGCGCAGCAGTGGGACACCGCCAGAGACGCCGCGTTCTTCGTATATATGGTCCAGTTCCAAATTGTGCGTGATCGCAATGCCTTTGATTTGGCGGGCTTGGTCGTCGAGCGACGTGTTCTCGATCTGGTCTTCAGTCGAGACGCGAGTGTATCCATAAACAGCCAACGTATTTCTCCCGTTTTTTGTGGTATATCTCTGTTACACTCTACTGTTACAATTTGGCAAGGAAATAATTGTTAAATTTTTTTTACCGGACACACAATTTTCTTGGGATACCGGGGGGTAGGGGCCACATTTCGATGTCTGTTTAGTTATACGCACGCACCCCCCGCGACGATGGGGGCCGGGGGGGGTCAAAATTGAATGCCACCCCCCTCCCCCCATGCAAAAAAGCACGCATTTCTACGGGTTTGAGACTGTAACAGTATACTAGATAGCGACCAAATGGGTCCGGAGGCGCGTCGAAACGGAAGCGCGGCGGTGTCTCTTCACCGGGTATAAGCCGAACGGTGTTCGTGCTTTATTATATATACGGGCATGGGCGATCACATTCCAATGTGATTTGGTTGTCATGCCAAATTGGTGACGATTGTTTGTTGACAACCCGAACAATGTTCGTCTAGGCATGGCGCACCAACAAAAGAGGGAGTAACCAAATGCTATTCGATCTTTCACCATATCTGCCATTCAAAGCATTCGTCGCGCTATGGGTTGGCCTTATGTTTGTGGCGCTTTGCGTCTCGCATTATCTCGATAACAAGAAAGGGGAGTAACATGACTAAGCACCTATTCAAAGCAGGCGATGGCGTCGAATGGACATGCTATGGCGCAACCAAGCGCGGCACGATCGTGCAAGATCCGAAAGGTTCCGTCGCAATCATCCGTGAGCACGACACATATAAGCGCACATGGGCGAACATCGCCAGCTTGCGTTTAGTTGCCGCGTTTCCGGCCTAATGATTAAGGGAAATAAGACGATGAAAATCTATTTGTTCAAGTATACGAATACCAATCGCGGCCTTTGCTATGACGCGCAAGAAGCCAACAATGCAATCGCGGCAATGAATAGGCACAAGGAAATGTTCCCTAATGGGAACGGCCGTCAATACAAACGACCTAGCGATGGCCAATGGGTTAACTTTGAATAGTCGCTAGTGCCCCATTAGCCGCGCTATCCTTGGCGATGGCGCGGCGATGATGGCACTAGCCAAAAAGGGAAAGGAAAAGATAATGCCACACATGAACAAACTAAGCAGCTATCGCACAACCATTGTCGAGAATGGCGATGACTTGGCGGTGACTTACGTCTCGACCGCAATCGTCAAGCGCAACGGCAACACGATCACGCTTGATAGCGGCGGGTGGGAAACCGTCACAACCAAGCGCAAGATGAACCAAGCGGCCCGGCAATTCGCGCTAGGCTTTAGCGTCTATCAAAAGCGCGGCAAATGGTATGCCGTCACACCCAAGGGCGAAACCGTGCCGTTCTATGATGGCCTATCTTTTGACCGCTATTGAGAGGAGCATAACGAAATGTCACACGCACCCGGCACATGGGGTGTGCGCGAAGGCACACTATCCATTTACACCAACTATGGTGGCAGCACATATCACAAGGTCGCAGACGCCCGACAATCGCTGTTCACCCGCGAATGCCAAGAGGCAAACGGCCGCCTGATCGCCGCCGCGCCTGATATGCTGGCGGCACTGACTGACGCCTATCAGTATATGGTGGATTACAAGACCTGCCAAAACCAAGGCTTGCTGGATGATATGCAAGCCGCAATCGCAAAAGCAAAAGGCGCATAAGACAATGACAAGCGAAGAATTTAAGGCCACGCGAGAGCGCCTCAATATGACGCAAGCGCAACTTGCCTATAAGATCGGCATGACCGAACGGTCGATCCAGTACTATGAAAAAGGGGGCCGGTCTGTACCGGCTCCCGTCTCGATCCTATTAGAGACGTTTTTAAGGGGGCTAGAGCGTGCCTGATATAAAACGGGACACAAGGGCCGCGCTTGGCCTATATGCCCTCCTATGGGCCTTATACGGGCTTATTGAGGCAATGAAAGGATAAGACATGGCCGGACATATTAAACGGCGCACGATTGCGTCTAACTTGGATAAGGTCGGCGAGACTGTCCTATTGGAGAAGATCGCCTCCGGCCTCACAATGGCCGGGCTTGCCCGCGAATTGAAGATCAGCAACCTATCCCTTTATCACTGGATCAGGAAAGACCCGGATCGAGAGGAGCGGTTCAAGCAAGCTAGGGCTATTGCCGCAGATCAATGGGCGGACGAATGCCTAGACATTGCCGATGCCTCCGACAGCCAATCGGCCAACGCAGATCGCCTCAAGATCGAAACGCGTAAATGGCTGGCCGGGATTGCTGCGCCTGATAAATTCCAAGCCAAGCCGACCACAGCGGTCCAAGTCAATATCAACCAATTGCATCTTGATGCACTGCGCCAGCTAAACTTGGCGTCTCCTAACCACGACACCCCGGAGCCAGAGATCACCATTGACCTCACGCCCTCAAAGCAAGTCGGCTCTCATAACCTCGATGCGGACGACTTACCCGATGTCTTTGATGACGATTAACGGAAAACTGCCATCCGTGCACGGTTTGAAAAATCCGTGCATGGTTCGGGCCGGGTTTAGGGCCGGGTTTACCCACGCATTTCCGCCATTGGGCCGGGAGTGCCGGGTTTGGTCGAGTATAACTCGGCGTAAATAATGTA